TCTTCAAGGTGCTTGCCATTAAGCTCGAAGCAAGGCTCAGCAGCATCACAGAGTTGTTCATACAGCGCGATCCTGGCTGGGATCTTGTTGAGGTTAACCTCTTGGAAGGTGTCAGATACTACGGACATTAGCTGATCTTACAGAGCACGTCAGCAACTGGAATGATGATCAAGGTGTCACCACCTTGCTTCAGCTCCTTGCCTTGGTTCTTGATGTAGATGACCTTATCACCCTGCTTTAAAGGCAGTGGAACCAGGTCACCCTTCTTGTCAACCTTACCAGGGCCGACTGCTAGCACCACACCTTCTGCGGGTGCAGTAGCATCGATTGAAACTGGTAACACCAGGCCACCAGCAGTTTCTTGCACCTTAGCACTTGGCAAGATCATCACCAAGTCATGGAGCAGTGTAAAACTTGTCTTTATCTTCATGAGAGATCCTTCTTAAAAGTCATGTGTTATGTTGTAGGTACCATCGCTAAAACCTTCATCCCAGTCTGTTTCCTCTTGACTGTCAACAGGATATGGATTGTCTGGATAAGTGGTGGCTGCTGTATACTCTTCAATCCGATATGAAGCTGCCACTCCTCGCAGGTAAGCCTCTGAGACCGCCAATTATTCCTCAGCTAACGTACCTAAAGATTGGATCTCTCCAGTCTCTGGGTCAACAATCTTACCAAGCTCAATGCCTGGCTTTGTCTCAGGCTCAACATCTGGTAAGAATAGGTCGTTCGACTCGAGCTCTTCAAACTTCTTCTCGATCGCGGCGATCTTTGCATTACCCTTCAAGACCTTCAGCGCAAAGGCATCGTCAAGCGCAGACTTCTTGAACTTTATGGTCTCACCGTTAATCTCAACTAAGAAGCTGAAGCCTTCTTTCGTGATGATCCCATCTGCCTCCCAAGCTTCAAGCAGTCCAGTGGTCGAGCTCAGTCCGGTCTCGTAAGGGATGTCAACCTCGATGCGAGTACCAGGCTTGACAAAGCGAGACTTGTAGGTCTCGATCCGCATCATGATCCCGACCACCTCGGCCTCTTCCTTCAGCTTCAGCTTGGTCAACAGTGCGATCTGTGAGGCTGAGTACTTAACCCCATTGGTGACCGCCCAGAGGCCATCACCCATCTTTGGGTCTTGTGGATAAACCTGGTCAGTGAACACGAAGGTCGCGTTGTAGCGAGCTAGCCGTGAGACCAACGTGCGCAGTAAGTGCTTCTTGTTCTTTGCAGACTGACCTTGATCACCAGTCTGAACACCTTTGTCAAACTTTTCATTCTCACCATCGGTCAAGCAGTTACCAAGGCTATCAAGGACGATGTACAGACCTGGAGCCTCCTTGTTGTTCTTGCCATAGGCCTTGTCATAGTGAGAGAAGAACTCAGAGATGACCGCGGTAACGTCTTGGATCGTGACGACCTGCACGTAGGTGAGAGCATCTTCAGAGATGTTGATGCCTACTCGTGACATGAACTTAGGGTCGAGCGCGTTCTCCGAATCGAGGACCAATGCGTGGTCACCAACCATTTGGGCTTCTCTGATACCATTGCAGACGATGTAAGACTTACCTGCGGCAGATGGACCGACGAAGGCAGTGATGCGACCTTGAGGGATCGCCTTGAAGTATGAACCAGACAACGAGCGGTTTAACGCATAGTTGCCAGTTGAGTACCACTTGCCAGGTGGTGAGAAGTCAGTGTTGACATTTTCCAATTTACTGATTTCACGGCGGAATTTTGCTAAAAATGGTAGCGTTGCCATATGCAGCTCTCCTTAAAGGTTATGACAGCGAAGAAGCTTTCGCCTCTTCGCTGGTTACTTGACTTCAGTCTTAAGCAGCTTGACGTGCTTTTAACTTAGCCAAGATCTCTTGTGGAGTTAGCTTGCCTGCTGGAGCAGCAGAAGCGGGTGCCGCAGCTGTGGCTTGCTCAACTACGGCAGCAGCATCTTGCACAGGCTTGCTTTCTGCTAACTTAGCATCAAGCGCGGGGCTGCCAGTAGTCTGAGCTGGCGCAGCTGAAGTAGTTTCCTTCTCAGCCTCATATGAGCGACCAGCCAAGAAAGCCTCGATGATCGCTTCCATCTGCTCGCGCTCGATCTTTGCATACCTGAAGGTCTTCAAGTCATACATCTCGAGGTTAGGCAAGAAGCTCTCAGGGATGCTGGTAGACTTGCGAGCAAAGTCAGACGTGCTGTAGTCTGAATACTCACCTTGCTTGGTCTTGTTGATCTTGAAGTTGTAACCAGCGACCATGTCGTAAGGCATCTCTTCAAGATCACCCTTGACGATCTTAGCCTCGATGACCTTGTACAACTTTGGTCCGAGCGAGATCAGGCGAACTGGATTTTCTTCAGGCTTGATTGGGTATTCAAATGGAGAGTTGATGACCAGTCCTTGAGCGACATAGTCAATCTTGCGCCAAAACTTCTTGCCAAGCTCGATGTCGCCACCATTGTAGTTCTCTTGAGACTTGTCACAGCATGGGCAATCTTCACCGTACATCTTCAAGCAAGCGATGCGCTTCTTTTTGCCGTTGATCAACAGCTCGTGGTATTTGTTTTCGACGATGAAACCGAAAGGGTTCTCTTGGTCTAAGTCTGGGAGGAAGCGGAACTCAAAAGTCGAGTCCATGTCCATCTTGAAAAATGGCACGAAGCGGTCCCAAAATCCATTGTTTTCTCCACCGGACCCACCTTCTTGCTCTTTTTTCGCGAATGCTGCTTTTAGTGCGTTGATATCCATTGCCATGATGTTGCTCCTTATTAAGGTTATGAACTGCTTTGTGTTACGATTATGAATGCTACTGCTTCCTGCAGTTAGCATGGTATTTATATCCTAACTCATCTGAGTCACCTTGTATATTTAACGGGTTCACAGTTAAGCTGATCTCGTATACGAGATCAGCCGGTTGTATGTGACCAGTTCCTCGAAAGTAGACATGAGCATCTTCTCCTCCGATTGGGTTGACCATAATATCCACATGTAAGTAACCTTCTGCCATATCAGAAGTGGTATTGTTAGTCTCATCACAGATAACTTCATAGCCCTTGATACCTGTGTTCATCAAGCTGTCAAGATAAGTATTAACCTGCTTTTCCAACAGCAACCTAACAACCTCATCATTAGGCTCGAACATAAAACATGACACACAATTCTCAACATGTTCTCTTAGCTGAACAAGCAGCCTTCTTACATTTATTCGGTCAAGAGGTGAGGCCTCAGGTTTCGCTATAGTCTGCGAAACTTCACAGTCACCATTGATGATGACATTCTTGCCTAATACCTGAGCAGACTGGTCTATGCCGATGTGATCTATGAGCAAGTTCTTACGAGACTTACTCTCTTGGATCTTGTTGATCAGCTCAGCAGCCTTCAGCTCAATGAGTGAAAATGCCGAGGTTTCAACCGTTGCACAAGTTGAACTTGTCGTCTGCGTTGTCTCTTGTCTTACTTCAACCATGGCTGCTCCTTGAAATTAGGGATGAACTTGTCACCGACTTTAGGTAGCTTCTCGGTAAATGGGGGAAGTATAGACAACCACCTGCTGGGTTTTCATCTTTAAACCGTACTCTCCAACGGTGAGTAAGTTTCGGAAAAAGAACACCAGTTCCTATTCCAAGATCAGTTGGTTCTTTAGTCAGCTTTGTCATGTCAATCTCTTTGTAGAATGGTGACATTGTAACACCACTTTCAAGAAGATGACATTAAACGGATGAGTAGCGAGGGTCGTTTACCGGTAAGGCAACTTTGGAGGAGTTAGGGTCTTTAAGGAAGACAGTACGCTTGCCAACGATCTGCTTGGTGTTAGTATTCTTTACGACTACAGTCTGAGCAGATACTTTCGAGGTGAGACCGATGTTACGGTTCTTCTTGTCATAGATGTTAAGCAGCTTTACAGGCTTACCAAGGAAGTCTGAGTAAGGTGAGAGATCAAGGATCTCTGACAGCTTCATGGTAAATTACCAGGCTACAGCTTGTACAGTGGCAACATCTTGGGCAGCACAGATGGCAGCCTTTTGCGCTTGCTTGTGAGCGAAGTAACCTTGACCACGAGCAAAGATGGTGGCGCCAAGAGTGATTAACTGAGCAAGCGTCATAGGAACGGCAACATTGTTGATGTCCCACCAGGTAACACTTTGGGTGTTGGTAGCCGTAGCGATGGTAATGGTCTGTGCAAGAAGAGCAGTTGAAGCATCATCAGCTTGAAATGACGTGTTCAAGTAGGCAATAGGCTGAGTATTAGCAGACTGGTAAGCAGCGTCCATCAGGTTAAGCTGAGCAGATTGGACCTCAAATAATGTTGGTAAGTCAGCAGGCAACGCCGTAGCTAACTCGTCCTCAGGAATTGCAATAACTAGGCGTGATTCAAATGAACCGTTGTCGAGTGTGCGGCTTGCGCTGTTACCGTCTTGACTGAGTTTCCAAAGTGTTTGCATTAGATTTGCGCTCCGGTGAAGTATATCAACCCTGCTGCATTGTTAAAGCTGATAGTGCCGCCTGCACCTGCTGTTATTCCAGTTGCTGCGGCGTAATAGCAAATTAAGTTTTGCGAGACGACGTTAGCTGTTAAGATTCCGCTCAACGCTACGCTGAGGTTCATACTAGCAGTGAAGTGGGAAATGTTTGAAATTACTACCCCTGTCACAGGGACTCTAGTAGGCACTGGAGGCACAATGTCGAACTGGGCCGTGTTAATAACTGACCCATGTCCACCAGATATAGGTGCTGAGCTTCCCATAACAGCCGCACTAAAGTAAGGCAAATACCTCTGACACTCTCTCAGCACTTGGTCGTATAACTTACGCTCGTAGGTAGTGCAGAAGCTACCCACTTCAAATTGAACGTCGGTGATGGTGAGGGTAGAACCGTTGACTTGGTTAGCTAATCCCACTGTTCCTGTGACTGCCGTATAATTTCCAGCTTGCCAAGTTCCAGCAGTTGTTGAACTAGTAGAACCATCCCCAAGAGAAAAAGCGATTAATGCTGCACCTGCATTGGTAGCGCCTACCCAAGTTCCGCCCGTGTCCCCAGAAATATTTGGAATCGTAACTAAGGTGTCTGTATTAGCTAATAACACATAGGTGAAGCAGTAGCTTCTACTTTGAGCATAATTCCGTATGGAGCCACTATATGTCCCTGCTACCGATGCCCTAGCTTTAAACTGCAAACTGCCAGATTTAGCATTAGCAGTTCCATACTGAAAGCGGGCAAAATTTAAGCCTTCAATTGGAAATATGGCGCGAAATTGGTCGCCTGCCGCAGTCACTTTGGTAGCTAAAGTGTAGTAGCTAAAAGCGGTTACAGCTCCAAGCGAGTTGAGTACATTGCTAACCTGCTGAGTCTGCAATGTGCCAGCAGTAGTCTGAGCAAAAAGTACATTATCAAACGGATAACTCGCATTTGCTGGCGTAATCAACGTAGTCCCATTAATCTGACTAACCTCACATCCGCCGTTAACAACTACGTTTCGTCCGTGAGTCTGCCCTGCTTGCACCGCCTGAGTTGATAGAGTTGCAGCAGGCACCGTAGCGGTTCCAGTCACTGACAAGTTTTGTGGGACCCCAACGTTACCAGAGCTGTCAACGGTCAATATATCCTGTGAAGTTGCTCCGACATTGCCTCGGCTTAGCTTAAGACCGCCAGCACTGTCAGCATTCCACACAAAGTTATATGTTGCGGTGTTCGAGTTATTGATCTGGATCGGGTTGGTAGTTAATTGACCGGCCATCTGCCTGCTCCTACTTAATGTCTGCCAGCTTGTTTGCCAGCTCGTTTGTCTTGTGGGCTAGATCTTCGAACTTTCTAGCGAGCTGCTTTGCCTCATGAAACTCTCCAGCTTCTATATGAGCCTTCATCTCATCCAACATGTCTGTCAGCTCAGCTTCCTTCTCCTCGAAGGCCGCCTTCAGACGGTCGAAGTGGTTGTCAGCCACCACGTTTTCGTCAAGCTTGGTCAATGATAGTAGTTCTTGCAGCAAGTCCATTGATGAATTCCTTTAGTAGCCACATGAAGAGCATGGAGTAGCGGTAGGGTTGTCCAGCCACATAGTTTCTCCCTTGCCTCGTGGTCTCTTTATCCTTCTTACCTTCGAAGGTTGATCGCTTGAGAAGGAT